GATTGGGTAAACAGAAACTTGTTTTATAAATATAGGTAGATAAAAATGTTAAATAGTATTCAAAGTTAGATAAATAAGGAAAGCCTGAAAATATTCAGACACTAAAAAAATACATAGAAAATAAATCTGGGTACCAAAATGGGTACCAAAAATCGTGACTTCTAACGTCAAGCCTTTTTCAAGTCAAACAAAAAAACCACAAGCATAAGCCTGTGGTCTCTGTGTATAATTAATTTGAATCTTCTATTTTATTTTGTTGTAATTAAGCCATCAGGTTCAACTGTGAACTCAGGCTTATCGGCAAGTGAACCATCTTCTTTGAGATAGTACCAACCTTTTTCTGATTTAACAAAGGTATTAGATACCATGTTGCCTTCTTTACTATCTAGGTAGTACCAGGTATCCTTGTACTTAACCCAGCCAGTAACCATTTCACCATCTTCTTTGAAATAGTACCATTTGTTAGAAATCAACTTCCAACCTGTTGCCATTTCGCCAGACTTATCAAAGTGGTACCATGCACCATCTGGTCGTTTTTTCCATTTATCCGCAAGCATATAACCAGAACCGTCAAAATAATACCAAGTCCCGTCAATCTTTTCAAATTGCTCTTTAGGATAAGAACCGTCTGAACGTACATACCAGTATCCTGTGTCGTTCTTCTTCCAACCTGGTTCAACAACTAGACCGTGCTCAATATCGTGCTTGAATTGGCTACGACTAATACCCCATTTTGCCAAATATGGATAAGGGTCTACGTGGTCTGAATTATTGCTCGGTTGGTTATTCGTACAGTATTCATGTGTCTTAATTCCTGCAAGGTCGTCTGTATCAAGAGTAACAGGCAATCCAGCTTCTTCTGCTAGGTCACGTAGCAATTCGATATAAAGACGATAGTCTGTCATGAACTCTTCTTTAGTTGAGTGGCTTTCAATCAATTCGACTGCTGCATAACTCTCAGCATTCCAACCGCCCCCTACGTCCCAACTTCCGTTGTTTACAGGCCCTACTTGCATAACTCGACCATTCCCGACTACGTGAGAGAAAAATCCTAATTCAGGGTCTTTACGGTAATGATAATCTGCTTCATTCTGAGCGGTTGAGTTTCGGTTTCCTGTTGAGTGAGCGTGTACTTGTCTGTAAGGTTGCACTCCGACCTGTGGAAGTCCAGTTCTTAATCTGCTTTTATCAATATCCATTCAAAATTTCCTTTCTTTTATGGCAATGTAGTTGGCCAAGGGTCGTCTGTAATATAACTTATTGCAGAAACCCTGATGTCTCCGATATCTCTATTGGTCGGTACTGGGTCTGTGAACTGGAAACGTAAGTGATTGGCATCACCGGGGCCACCAAGGTACCAAGTACCATACGGTACACCATCATCATTGAATATTTGGCCAATTAACGAACCACTTGTTCTGAATCCGGACGGTACACTACCGTTAGGCAAGATAAAACATTTCTTATCACGGTTGCCTGGGTGTGCTATAAACGCTGGATTGCTACGACGTACTATCCCAAACCAACCCCATTGCAACCCACCGAATTGATAAGAAATTGTATCGTTTTTACGACGAATTTTTAAATATGAGTTTCCTAGTTTAGACATAATAGGAAGAGTTCGCCACCCTGTGTCCCCAGTTAGCACCTCCCAACCCTGATTACCAGTGCCTGAGCGCTTAATCCATTTCAAAGCACCATTTGTAACCGCAGTATCGACGTATGTCGTCCCAACTGGAGCTTCAACTTTGCCATTAGGCATACCAGTACCGTGTATTTCGTACTGGTTCGCTTGGTTATTCGAGTCAGTCGAAGTTGGTAGGGTTACGTTGCCACCGCCGTCTGACAGAATGAGCGTGTTCCCTGATAAAATCAATTTTTGTGGAGTTTTAGGAATAGATGCAAATTGTTCTTTAGTTGCGTAGCTTTCCCCTTTTTGCTCAATAGTAGAAAGTCTTTGCTTAACTTCAGTATCGTTATAAGGTTGTGGAATTTCTGATTTCTTGGCGTAACCCTCTAGGCTCTGATGTTGTGTTAGATAACCCTTGCTATTTAATACCTCGTTTGTTACAAAATTTGAGGTATCAATAGCTGGCTTGCTTTCTAATCGACTTACCCGATCTTTTAATTCTGCATCATTGTACGGTTGCGGTATTTCTTGCTTCGTCGCATAGTTAGACAATGATTGATGCTGAGTTAGATAACCTTTATTTTCAAGTTCCTGTCTTGTTACTAGATTGCTAGTATCTTTTTCAGGTTTGCTTTCTAAAACCGATATACGCTGTTTTAAGGCGCTATCGTCATAGACGGTATCTTTATCTGTCTTTGTCTTTAAGGCTTCAATATCGGCTGAAATATGGCTTATTTCAATACGAATATTGCTGTCGTCATAAGTCCCACCTTGCGCTTTGATTTTTGTAAAGAGTTCATCCAATTCTGCCTTAGTAACAACATCCTTAACGTTAACAATTCGCCCTGATTCACGTTCAATGAGTGGTGTTTTAACTGCCTTATCAATCTCACTCACATGGACATTAAACATAAAGCTATACACATCTGCTGACTGCTCTACTTTTTCAAAATAGATGTAGCCAATGACAGACTCATCTGTCGTGATCAATGATGTATCAAATTGAACCGTAAACGAATTACCTTCGATTGTTGCTTCAACCTCTTGGTATCGCTTAGTTCCCTTGAAATAGAATAAACAGATGACCTTAGTAGCGGTCAATTCATCGAGTGTAAACTTGAATTCAGTGATGCCTTTATCTTTGCTATAAAATTCTTGATAAAGCCTATCTACATCTCGATTGTTGGCTGAAATGGTTAATTTTTTCTCAATAACCTTCTTCAAGTGCTACCCCCTTTCTTTTAATAAAGAAAGAGAACCCAAAAAGGGTTCTCAACTATTATTGGTTCATCCAAGCATCATTCATCTGCTTAACTGCTGACTCAACGAATGTATCGAGGTCACTATCAGTCATGCTGATATTGTACTTGTTAAGCTCAGCACGGATTTTAATTCGTGCCTGTTCCAACTTCTCCTCACCCTTGTAGCCAGTTTCTGATGCGACCTGCTCAACTGCATTGACTGCATTCTTAGCAAGGATTTCAACAATCTTGATTGTTTTCTCTCCGCCTTTTTGAACAAGATATTCTTTAACAGCCTTAACTGCGATACCTACTAAAATGACAAGGATGCTGATAGCACCATTGATTAAAATTTCATTGATTTGTTGCATCGTCTTTCTCCTCTACTTCGACTTCGATTTTGTCTTTTTGGTCAATGTTGACCAAAAACTGCCCAATCTTACGAGCATTGTCTTTCTTGATTTGATTGATGTAAGGTTTCAGGGACTCAGGGAATGGTAGTCCTATCATCTCCCAATTCTCAATCACTGAGAATAAATAATTGAAAGAAAAAAACATAGTCCAAGCAATCCCAAAACTACGGAAACCAAGCGAACGGGCATACATGGCAACAAGTAGGATGACTGCGAAAACAATGAAGTGTCGAATCAATCCCATTGTTCCAATTTTGCTATCAAAACGCTTAGTTTTAAATGCCTTGATGTAACCTGTCACAATATCCAGTACCATCAACCAAAAAAAGAAATGAATATATGGGCTGTAAGATAGGTTTTTGAGGTGTTCTATTAGTTCGTGAAATGCTAAGTCTTGCATAAACACCTCCTATTGAACAGGTTGTGTTTCAAGTTCACTATTGGCTTTAGGTGCATCCCATTTCCAAATTGCAAGGATGCCATTCTGAGATGGTGAGCCTTCGAGTTGTTTGAGTGATTCACCCTGATAGATGAATTGTTGGTTTGTTTGAATAAGGATGCGTTTCCCTTCACCGTTAAGTTCAACATGTTCAGGGTCTTCGATTGCAAACATTGAACCAGGAGCGTAGCTCTCACCAGTTTTAACAAGTGGAAAGAGGTCAACAAGTTCCTTGTAAGTAGTACCATAAGCGATTTTCTCACCCATAATTGAATCTTGAGCCATAACACGAATTACTTTGTTGATTTTCTCAGTGATTTCAAGTAACTGGTTTTGCTTGGTTTCAGTCTGAGTGAGCTTCTGTTCAGCTTGCTCGATTTTAGACTGAGCTTGAACGATTGCACTTCCTGGATCTAGTTCAGCCTTAAGAACATCAAGAACCGCCTGGATAAGCGTTTCTTCCTTATCTTGAGTGCGGTCTCCAACAAGTTCACGTTGGTTGGTGCTGTAGCGGTTTCCATCCTGTAGTCGAATTTCTACAACTGTTGTGATTTGATTGCCTGCTCCACGAGTATATGGCTTAGTAGCCAATGAATAGTTATTTACTTCCATTAATTTTGTCCTTTCAATTTCACTTCTTCAAATTTTGCTTTTAATTCTTCATCGGATTCGATGATTCGTTTCATCTGTTCGAGTTCCATAGCTGTAACTGTGTATAAAGCTTCTAGCGTAGCTGATTGGGTAACTTCATTGCTGACTCGCTCACCTAACGTTTTAATCGTCAGACTGCTGATTTGTTTGTCTTGTTCGTTCATGTTGTTTCCAACCTTTCAATTTTTTGATTTAATTCTTGAATAGCCTTGATGAGATAAGGTACGAATGTGTTGTAGTCAATGTGCAAGAAATCATCTTCGTTATCAGGATTCCTTGAAATAGCTTGTGGGATGATTTTCTCAACTTCTTGTGCAATCAGTCCGACTTCTTCGTGTTTGTGATTTTCGATGAAGTCAAATTTGACCATATCAAGCTTGTTGATAATATCCATGGCATTGACTTGTGTTGGTGCAATATTCTCTTTTAATCGCTTGTCGGATGCCTTGTCGATATGATACTTGACACTTCCGTCACCAACTTGATTCCACCAAACAACTGAGTTCTTACCCCCTGCTCGAGGAGTTGAACCTGTACCGTATATTTCAGTACCGCCACGCATATAAACATCTTTATAAAACGAATTGTTTCCATAAAAGTTAACAGAGCTAGTGCTTGAAAAATCGACTGTCCTATAAAATGATGCGTCACCTCTACAAAACATTGCACCAGAATTAGTCACATACCAAGCGTTATTCCCTGGTTTGCCCCAATCGTTCCCCCAGTTAACCCATAAGCACGTTTGATTTACTTGCCAACCACCGTCTGACATACCAACTCTAAAACTGTTGCTACCAGTCAGCCAGAACGTTGTCTGGTCTTTATCATGCGTACCAATTTGGAATCCTCCGATTTTGCCCTTATAACCTTCAAGTAAGGTTGCTGATACGACTACTGACCGTAGTTTGTTGATAAAGGCTGTTTTAGCGGCAAGCGTATCTGTGAATACATCACTTGCTACAAGCTTCTTGGCTAGAGCAGTATCAAATATCAATTTGTCTGCTGCAATCGAATTAGAGCGAATAATGTCAGTGTTCAATGTTCCAATCTGTGCATCACCAACAAACAATCTCTTAAAATAGCCGTCTATGGCTGTGATTTCATCAGCAAGTGTCCTACCTTTTAGACGGATTTTATTAGCTTCAATCAAGATATTGTTTGCGTTGGTATTGATTTGTGAAGCAATAGCACCAGCATTTGTCAGCGTTTGGATAGCATACGAATCAGAAAGTTGAGTCACTTTCGTTTGTGTGACTACATCTTGTGCCGATGTATCATCCCTGAATTCATTTGGAGGTGTTTCACCACGAATAAGCGATATCTGACCGATAGCGACCTGTCCGTTCTTCATCAACCAAACTTCAAGAGGGAATTCTCTTCCTTTAGTTGATGATTTATTAACGGTCATTGTACCTGTGATGACTTGTATTCCAGTGTTTGTAAAGGTGACTCTATCAGATGCAAGACCACCATCTTCTGCCCACAGTTCGATTCCTAAAGGTGCATCTGGTAACACATCCACCCATACTTCCATGCGATAGCTAAGTTTTTCGCCCTTCGTGAATGTAGATGTATTAAGTGGTAATGTGAAACCGTGGTAGACTGAATTGGTCTTATCAGTATTTGTAATCCGTAGTAACTTAGTTCTAGATTGGATCTCGACAACATCTGCTTCAGGTTGTTTCTTCTTCCACTTGCTGAAATTAGTAGGGTCAAATACAAGATTATAACCGCTTTCAGTGAGTTTTTTGACTTCTGTCTGAAAGATTTGACTAGACATAACAAGCCTTGAAGCGTTATCTGCCATACCTTTCTCAGTCGTACCTAGAATCCTCTCATATAGCTGACTTGTCTCTTTTACACGCTGGAAATCGTTCTGGTCAGCTTTGCCACTTATTTGACTAGAAATAGTTGCAAAACGGCCATCCGAGGTTTCTTTATATTCAGCTAGCTTTTGTGTGACTTGTATCCGTGTTTCTTCCGCTGCCCTTTTTGCTGCTTCAGCACTTTCAGCAACTTCAATCGCTTTTGCTTGAGCATTTTCTGCTAGTTCTTTAGCTTCTTTTGTCTGCTTGTAAGCATCGTCAAATTGACTAGGTTTATACGTTCCTGTTCTACTACCTCTGACAAGAATAGGTTCTTTGAACTCAACCCAACCATTTTTAGCTAAGAAGATATAAAATGGATAGTTTGCATCCTCACCAAAAGCAAAATCTTCTTGCATGGTAAAAGTTTTTTGAAACTCTTGCCATTCGTTGAGTGGTGGCCTATTCTCACCAATATTAGCCCATGTAAGTGTTTTGTTTAGTCCGTGGTTTTTGACATTGAAAGCAAAAGAAACATCTGGATATTCTCTGATACGATACTTAAATCCGAGCGTATAGGTTTCATCTTTATATATTTTCTTGACGTAAATAGGTAGTGAAAATCCTGACCAGTTATAACCAGTAAGACCTTGCGCTTTTATTGTGAAAATACCATCTGTGACAGATACGCTTGCTTTCGGGTTATTGTTACCGACAAGTGTATGCTTATTCATTGTCATAGAATTAACGATCAGGTTATTATCATCAGTAACGTACTTCCCAACCTCAGTCTGGAATTTTTGGTCGCTCATGACTAAACGTGAAGCATTTCTAGAAATATCACTCTCTGAACTACCAAAAGTTCGTTCATAGAGTTGAGCTGTTTCCTTGACACGTTGGAAGTCTGTTTGATTGGCCTTACCAGCGACTTGACTAGATAGATTCGCAAATCGTCCGTTTACTTGTTCTTTATACTCAGATAAATAGACGATATTATTTGTTGCTATATCTCTGACTTCGTTTAAGCTTTGTATGCCGTTATTAGCAATTAACTTCGCTTCTTTCGCTAAATCTTCGCTTGCTCCAGCTTTTTTCAAAGCCTCTTCTGCTTTAGTTTTAGCTTCTTCAAATCCTGCTGGACTAAACTCGTGAAATCGTCTGTCGATTTCATCAGATAAAGCACGCTTGTTTTCTTCAGCTTTGGCTTTGGCGAGTTCGACACCGTCCAAAATTTCCTGTCTCAACAATCCAGCTTGATGATCAAAGGCTAAGTCAGCATTTTGAAGAGCTTTTTCAAGGGCGATTTCTTGAGCTGATTCTGTCACACCAATGATTGCATCAGCTGCGTTAGATAGCCCGCCAGAAGATCTAGAACCGCCAGTTCCCGCCTTATCATCGAAAGTCAGAGAGATGTACTCTTCTTTCAAGGCATCAAATTCATAAGCAATAGCTTTCTTGAATGCATCGACATTGTGTTTTCGGCTCTTGATATTGACCGTATCACCCATGTGAACAACTTGTCCATCAAGTTCATAGGCTTCAATTTTGATAGCATCAGAAACTTTGTCAATACCTTGATTCGTAAATTTAGCTTGTGCCCACTTCTTTAACTCTTCAACGGTATTTGCGTTATTGTTCTCATATTCTTTCTCATTTATGTAAGGATATGAGTTAATAAGAGGGCTATCAACCGTAACCTTGAGAGTCGTTTCTGTTTCTGCGCCTTCAGGTTTAAAAGTTGATTTAGCATGGATTCTTGTGACAACATTCTGACTATTCCTTGTACGTTGATAATCCTTCAGATTCTTGTGTGTTGTAATGACAACACCACGATTCTCACCACGATTTTTTTTGACAGTTATTGCAAAGTTATCACGAACTAGCTCACCTTCCCACGTTCCAACAATACTATGCTTTCCATCAAGTAATACAGAGTAAAGAGTTTCTGTTTCGGTCGTATTGAAGGTTCTACGTTCCTGGATATCGCTATTGAAAGAAAAATCTCCCAAAGCTGTTTTTGTATTTTGAACCATGCGAGAAAGAGCCATATCACAGCTCTGACTGCTTACGCTTAATGGTTTTATAGACCGTTGCATTACATCGTCTGAGATGTGATAGGCCGTTATTTCTAAGTGGTCATTGTGTTCAACAGGTGTTTTGATGCGGAATAACTGAGCACCGAGAATAGGAGTTGGTGCTTTTATCAACATATCTTCTTGAATGAGCTGATAAATTTCTGAGTCGGAAATAGGGTATTTCACAGTTAAGGTGAAATCGCCATTCATGGTCTCTTTAATAATCGCTGAAGTCGCTTCATGAAGTGGCTCGCCGTTCCAACGAACGGTTCTTACATCTTTGTCAAGTAAATAAAGCAATTATGCCCACCCCCAAACCGTCTCGATTTCAAGTGATTGAATGCCAGGCCCCAGAACGACACCGACATTTTTCAGTTTTGATGGATCAACAGTAATAAAATCTCCTGACCATTTAACTGATTTTCCTGTCGTAGTCTTAAAGCTTGGATTATCTGGATTGTTGACCATCACAAGCGATTCTGAAAGTTTTTCAAGACGAATAACCTGACCAGCGATTGTAAATGAAGTCTCAGTAGCACTCTGTCCAACAATTGTGATTTTAGGGAAGGCGAGAGCAGAGCCTTGAGTAGTTAAAACTCCGTTTCCTGTCAATCTTTGTGTGTCAGTGGTTTTGAAATATTTTGTAGGGTGGCAAGTGAATGTT